TGCTGACCTCGGCGTTGTCACCGTCGAGAGGCTTGGCCGGGGCCGGGTTGTCACCGTTATAACAGGTCACACCGTAGGCGACGGAATCGCCACACGAAACCGGCACGTACCGGACGCCTCCACCCTCCCCGTGATCGGGGAGATTGAGCGGCCCGGCGGCGGCATCGAAGAGACCGTACCGGCGCCGGAGCGGCTCCGGCGCGGTGATGAGTGGTGCGGGTACCAGCGGTGCTGTCATGTCACCTCCTCAGGTGAGTTGTCCCCCATGCTGGGCCGGTGATCTGGTCCGGCCCAGCATGGAGAGCTGAGGTGGTTACGGGCAGCAGCCGGTGACGCCGGAGACGTCAAGAGTCACCTGGTACAGGCGGCTGTCGGCGCACATCTTCATCACGTTGAAGCCGTCCTCGGCGAACAGCGCCGTGTACTGGTTCTGGGTGAGCAGCGCGTTGTCGTAGACCGTGTCCAGCGACACCACGTCCTGAACCGGCTTGACCCAGGTACCGGCCGGATAGACCAGGAACTGGACGGTGGTCGGGAACGCGGTGATCGGGGTCTGCGCGCCGGGGCCACCCGACAGGCCGCTGTAGGCGTCCTGCCAGTCGTACACGAAGCGCGGGACCGCGTGCCGGGTGGTGAAGGCGGCCAGGATATCAGCATCCGAGACGTTGTACTCGGCCACGCCGGTGCGCCGCGAAAGAGCCGCGCGCATGGGCGCGATGACCCAGGCGGGGAGCACGACCTCGATGGTGGCCTGACGGAGCATCCGGTTGCGATACTTCATGTCCTCGATCGCCAGTTCGACGGCCGAGAGCAGCGCCGACACGGCGTCGTCACCGGAGGCGTCCTGAGCGATGACGACCGGCGCGCCGGAACCGGCGACGATGCGCGCGATGACCGACTCATTGACCTTGTGGGCGAGCGCCGTCATGGCACCCCGGCTGAACCGGGTAACCGCCTCCGGGTAGCCCCGGCGCTGCAGCAGCGAGCCGGTGATGCAGACGTAAGCGACGTCCAGCCGGACCTCGACGAAATCGGGGCACGGGATCTCGACACAGACCTTGTCGGCACCGTTCTCCACGTCGTACTCGGTGAGGATGACATCGCCGTCGTCCCCGATCGAGTCGAAGATGACGGAGAAGTTCGGGCCACCGTTCTCGGGGATGAAGAAACCGCCCCGGCTGGCCTGGATCTCGGCGATGTCCAGAATGCCGTCCAGCGTCTCCAGCTCGCAGAGCTCGTAGATGGTCTCGGACGGCGCACACCAGCCGACGGCCGCCGTGAGGCTCATGCCCCGGCCGACCGCCGCCGTCATCGCGGCGCGCAGTGAGCCGCCCTCCAGGCGGCTCTCGCTCATCGCGTAGTCCAAGACGCGCTCGACGTCCTTGGCGTCCGTGATGCGCAGCTCAGCCGGGAACTCCCGGTTGAATGCGATGTTGGAGTGGCGGACCAGCGAACGGCCACCGATCAGCGTCCGGCCACGGCCGAGGTCGCGCTGGGCGAGATCGGTCCGCTTGCTGGTGCCCTTGCCGTAGCTGGCCAGACGGCGCTCGATGAGCGCACCCGCCTGGGAGAAGCTGGTCAGCGTGGTGCCCGCGTTGTGGGCGTCCGAGCTGGCGACCATCGAGGCGTACCGGGTCGGCTCGACGGCCGGGGGCGTGTCGATGGTGCTGGTCGGCGGGCCACCGGCGGCGGTCACGGCCGGGACCGGCTCGGTGCCGGTCGGCTCGGGGGCCGGAACCGGGGTCGGCTCGGGCTCGGGCGCCGGGGTGGGATCGGTGGAGGGCGCGAGACCGGCGGCGAGCTCGGCGCGCGCGGCGGTTGCGGCGGCGGCCTGGTCGGTGCGCCGGGTGTCCTCGGTGGTCACGGCGTTGTACAGGTCGCGAGTCGCGAGCAGGAGCTCACCGGAGGCGTTGTCGTCCGCGAGCGTGGTCTGGGCGAAGGTCCGGACCGTGGCCAGGAAAGCGGCGAATTCGTCCGCGCTGAGCGCGGAGAGATCGGCCGGGACCTCGAACGGAAAGAGCATCGTCTGTCCTTATGTCAGTGCTGAGCTCCGGCCGGTCCAAGATCCTGACACCGGTATGTCAAGCCGCAGCTTAGCACCGCTAATGGACATCTCAGCCAGGATGGCCGCCGATTGCTGCTTGACACTTCGCAGTCACGGCGGTAATGTATCTCTTGTCAGCACGACAAGCCGAACGGAAAGGCACAGCAGCCATGCGGACCATCGAGCGGAACTACCGGAAGAATCCCCACACCGCGCGTTTCCTCCAGACCTTCCACTCTGGCATCGGCACGAACGGCCGCGACTACCGCGCCGAGATGGCCCAGGCCGAGCAGGACCTGGCCACGGACGCTCACGACCTGCTCGACGAGGTGCCGGTAGAGGCCCCGATCAGCGACCACCGCAGCCCGGCCCAGGCCGATCTCATGCAGCGGCTCCAGGTCCAGCTCTCCGAGCTCGATGCCGAGACCGGCCGTAAGGCCCTGGTCTACATCGCGGAGATGACTGAGCACGGCAAGTGGACCGCCGGTCGCGAGGGCAACGCCAGCGCCTGGATCACCCGGATGATCGAGAAGGTGCGCGAGTTGAAGGCCACCACGCCCAAGGCCCCGGCCGCCGAGGTGGAGGATGGCCGGTACGCCGTCGAGCTGGCCGGAGGGCTCCGGTTCTTCAAGGTCAAGAACGGCCGCCGCGCCGGGATGGTCTTCCTGGACGTGCAGGCGAGCGACGACTGGCACGCGATCCGCAACCTGGGCAAGATCCGTGAGGTGCTCGCCCTGATCGCGGCCGACCCCAAGGCGGCCATGGTCCGCTACGGTGTCGAGCTCGGCGAGTGCGGCCGGTGCGGCCGGACGCTCACCAGCGAATACCGCAAGCTGGGCATCGGGCCTATCTGCATCGACAAGTAACACCAGGTAGGGGGACCTTTCGAGGTCCCCCTCAACCCATGAGGGGGAGGCAGTGAGCAGCCAGCAGAACATGGGTCGTGACCCGGCCAAACGTGCCGCCAAGCGGCAGGCGCGCAGAGAGGCCCAGGCGCGCATCGGTGACGAGGCGCTGCCGCACAAAGGCCAGCGAACGGGCAAGGGCGCGCCCGCGCAGATGGATCACGCGTCGTCCAGCAAGTCGATCAAGAAGCGGCGCGAGGGCCAGAAGCAGATGGACGCCGAGCGAGAGCGAGCCCGGAGCTCGGAGTGGAAGGCGCTGACCCCGGATCAGAACGACATCTTCTAACACCGAACAGGGGAGCAGGACATGGAAGTACTGGAGATTCGGCCCGCGCGCGTGAGCGCAGCGCTGGTGGCCATCGGCGACATGCTGGTGTCCAGCCCGATCGGCGCCAACGGCCCCCGGCCGAGCCGCTGGATCGGTGCGGTCACTGAGCACGTGATCGTGGAAGACGAGGCCAACCCGGCCGACTGGCGGGTCTGGCGCGTCGGCCGGGTGGACGGCACCAGCGTCGAGACCGCCAAGATTCCGGCCGACGGCTGGGTCTGGGTGCACCTCCCCGTGGTAGACGGCCCTCTGGTGCCGCCACCGGCCGGGATGGCGCTCACGGCCACGATGATGGACGTGGCCGAGCGTAAGGACGCCGAGCTGCGCGAGCTGCTGGAGCCGGACGCATGACCAGTATCGAGGCAGGGTGTGGCGCCGAGCGCGCCACGACGATCCGATCCGGTGAATGCCCCGAGTGCAGATCGAGAGACCTGGCCTGGAGCTTCACTCCTGTCAAGACCACTGAAGCCCAGGACGGGCGTCTGCGCCTGAACGAGGTGTGCGGCCAGTTCTACCTCGGATGCGAGGAGTGCTCGGAGACCCTACTGCTGGCCGACGCCGAGGAGGTGGTCGCCTTCCTGAACGCGGGAAGCACGATCACCCTGGCCCAGGCTGTAATGGCGTCATGACCGGCATCGAGGTCCAGGTGGGCAGCACCGTCACGAACGGCTCCAGCGCGCTCCGGATCACCGAGCGGGTCGAGAAGGACGCACGATGGGGCACGTCTGGCTGGCGCGGTATATGTATCCCGCTGGAGCAGTTCGGTGGCAACCCGGGGATGAGCGACTTCATCCCCGACTACCTGGTCAGCAACTGGCACCATGTGCCGTTCGAGTGGGAGCCGCTGGTCGGCGGTGGCGTTGAGCATCGCTACGTGTGGTCGTCCGACTGGCGTTGGCTCCAGCACGAGGTGCGGCGCGCCCAGGTGCCAGTGCCGTGACCCTCTGCGCGGCGTGCTCGGCCGAGAGCGAGGCGTGGCTGGACACCAGCCCGGCCACGGTGCTCCCCCGGCTCGGCATCGCCTACGGCTCCGGCGCGGCGTATGACGTCAGCCTGGCCGGGGTGATCGAGCGGCGCCGGGCACGCCACGCGGAGTGGGCCGCGCTGGTCCGGCGCCAGCGCGCGCTCATCGTGTCCGGGTGCGCGGCGGGTCATCACTCGGACCGGGTTGATACTTCACTGTCATGCCTGTAAAGTTCTCTTCTGTAAGGCAACGAGGAGTTGAACGGATATCTGAGCGGTACCGGCACGTAGGCGACCCAGTAGGAGAAAACGAGCAACGCGTTGCCTTACACCCAGGACAACTGCAGAGGGGAACATCAGCGATGAGCCAGAACCGTAGCCTCAAGGTCACCGTTTCGATCAACACGAACCCCCAGGTTCAGGGCCGTTACACGGTGGAGGTCCGGGACGTCACCGGCGACCGGAACCGGCAGATGAACGTCAAGATCACCGATGCCCCGGCCGACTTCCTGGACAAGCTCACCGAGGCGTGCGACAAGCTCCCGTTCCACTTCATCATCGAGGTGCAGGACGAGACCGGCGAGTAGGACACGAGAGAGGCCCGGCCGATTGGCCGGGCCTCTCGTCGTTTGACGCTTAAGAGTCAGCTTACCTTGGTCACGGCCTTGATATTGGTCCGGCTCCAACCCGAGGGCACGTTGTACGCCTCACCGGCACCACTCGCATACAACCGGCTGGTACCCACGCAGTTGGTATAGCGCCAGACCCGGAACGAGTGACCGGCCAAGTTGTTCTTGACGCCATTGACCTCGGTGGTGCCCGCACCCGCGATCGGAGTGCACACGTTCAGCCCCAGCGAGTTGGTGAACAGCTGCCCGGCGTTGCACCCGGTCGTCACCGATCTGTCCGGGCAGGATTCCTTCCACAACTGGAAGCCTGCACCGGGCGTACCACCGGCGTTCGGTGCGCAGTGATCCTTGACGCCGGTGGCCTCACCGATCGAATTCCACCCCGGCCCGCCGAACTTGAAGCCGGTCCCGGTGCCGAAGGTGTTCCACTTCGTCGCGTCGGTGACGGTACCGACGACCAGGTTCTCTGCCGTGGCCGAGTTGGTCGTGTAGTTGCTGAACCCGGCGCCGGTAGTGGCGCTGCCGAAGTCGCCGTTGCCCAGGTCCGAGCAGCTCTCCTCGACACTGGTGCCGGGGATACCTGCCAGCTCACCGAACAACTGCACGGAGTCGGCGCTCTGGAAGGTGTTCGTCCAGAGCGCATTGCCGTCGTCGAACAGACCCATCCATTTGTTGTTGAAACCGACCCACCATCCGTCGCTGACGCCGCCGGGGCCGTCGTTGAAGTACTCCCAGATGAAGGGCCGGGCCGTACCGGCGAGGGCTGCCACGTCGTTGCCCGGGCATACGCCGTCAGCGGCGCAGTTGCCCGAGTTGGCCCAGCCGTTGCCGCCGTTGTAGCCCTGGAAGCTGCCCTGGTAGTACGAGCCGATGAACAGCGCCGAGTTGTCCCGGTTGGCGTTCCCGGTGTTGAGATTCGGGTCCTCGGTGACACCGACCTCCAGCGTGTTGTTGGTGGTCGAATCCTTGAGCGCGATCTGCGAGAGGGTGTGGGAGTCCTCCTGCTGGATGGTGTTGTTGACCGCGCGGGCCAGGAACGGCTTGGCCGCATAGTTCAGGTCGAAGCTGACCTGGGTAGCGGGCGCTCCGGGCAGGCCCTGCTGCTCCTCGGTGTAGTGGTAACAGCTCACACACGGCGTCAGCACCTTGTTCGACGTGACCGTCTTGGAGTCGAGCGGGCCGCGCGGCAGCGGGGCGTCGACGACCACGGAGCCGTCGGCCTTCTTGCCCGGGGTCACCTTGCGGACGGCCGCCCGGCTGGCGGTGGTCGGGTTGTTCGCTATGGTCGGCGGCGCGATGGTGCTCGACACCGGTTCGGGCGCGGCCTGGGCCGGGGCACCGGCAACGGTTATGGCGCCGGTAACGGCCAGCGTGGCCGCAAGGATTGCCGCCCGCAATCTCTTGATCATTCGGTTTCCTCCTGTTTCGCCCGCCTATACGGAAGGCTTGATCACCTTGGCGCCGGGGTGCTTGGCCGCGAAATCCAGCGCAGCCGCCTCGGTCGCCTTATTCACCTCGATGCCACCCGGAAGCCGCACCTTGAAGTTCTTCTTACCCTTGCCACACGAACAAGCCATGACTCAGCTCCCCTGTAGCGCGGCAGCCAGTGCCGCGCGCTGCATATCGGCGTCCGCGCTGACCATCCGGGATAGCGCGGCGCGCGCGGCACTGGCCGCCCGATCCTCGATCAGCGCGGCGCGCACGGCGTCCGCGATGTCGATGGGCGTCATCACAGCCGACCTGGATGGCTGGACAACCGGCCCCAACGCGGCCGTGAGCGCCGTCTGGCGCCCGTTGTGCGAGAAGGTGCCCGGCACCGGGAAACCCGGCTCAGCGTGCGCACGCGGTCCCGGGGAGAGAGCGAGAATCTCGACCAGGCTCAGCCCGGCCGGGGTCTCGCGCCAGTCACCCGACACCTTGCGCCGGTCGAGCACGGCCCGCTCCGGCGAATCGGCGGCCAGCTCGATGGCTCCGGCCACCACGATGCCGAACTCGTCCTCATAGGCCCGCACGTGCGCGGCCGTGGTCTTGCCGTCGTAGACCGCCATCGCGGCCGAGGCGGCCAGCTCCAGGCCCGCGTGCCGTCCGCCGACGGTGAGCCGACCGGCCCACACGGTCTCGCCGTCCTCGGTCTCGATCGGGAACCGATTGAACCAGGCGTAGCCGTCACTGCCCGCCTCGACTGCGCCGACCCGGGGTGCGGTCACGCATACGTCCGAGTAGCCGACGTGGCACGTCTGCCAGGTCGCGATGTGGCCGAACACGACGCCCTTGTCCCAGTCGAACGTGATCGGCGTCGGGCCGGTCAGCTCGGGGAGGGCGAACGCGGCCACCGGCGGCCGGGTCGCGGTCGCCGTGCTCGCGATCAGCGCAGCCACATCGGCGGTCTCGGCAGCGGCCTCCCCCTCGGTGGCCGCCTCCGGCTCGATGAGCTCCAGCGGGCGCGCGGTCTCAGCGAACGCCGGGATGCTCACCAGCGTCGCCGCGCGCACCCGGCCCTGGGTGATCAGAAGCTCCAGCTTGGGCTCTTCGCCGTGCTCCTCGTAATAGTCCTCGATGTCGGACCAGGTGATCGGCTCGTCGGTGCCCTCGATGACCGGCACGGCCTCGAACGAATCGAGGTCGACGCTCGGGCCGAGTGTGCCCGCACCCATCAGCATCATCGACTCGGCCACGTCCTCGGCCAGCCGGGGCATCGTCTCGCGGTCGGCGTCGTCGTACATCTCGCCGCTGGCCCACACGGCCTCCATCGAGGAGTCCATGCCCTTGACCGAGTCAGCCGCGATCCAGTCGTTGGCCACGGCTTCCTTGACGGTGCCGATCTGCGCGGCCTGGACCACGCCCACCTGGATAGCGCCGTCGTGGCCACCCTCGCGGGCGCGCGCCCACTCGAACGGCATCGGGAGTTCATCCAGCGTGATACCGCCGGACTGGAACCGGCGCCCGTCCCCGGTCGACAGACCGATAGGCGCGAGCATGGTGCGGAACTTCGTACCCATGACTGCCTCCTCGTGCTCAGGTTACCGGCCGCGCCGGGTTTGACGATCGCTCATGTCCACGTCCTCGCCGATCTCGACCAGCAGCATCGTGCAGCGGCAATTGTGTAATGCGATACCATTGCCGGTGAACCAATGGTCCGACGTCGAGAGGTTGTAAACGAGATGGTCGCCCGTAAGCCTCTTGACCTGGACGATCTCACACGGCGCCATACCAGCGGCCAGAGCGTATTGCAGATGAGCCGGGAAATCGGCCTCAGCCGTCCGACCATCATCCGGCATCTGCTCGGTCTGGGCTTGGAGGTCCGAAGCGGTAGTGAGGCCAACCGGCTCCGGCTCGCGCGGCTCTCCCCCGCTGAACGGCGCCAGCTCGCCAGTGCGGCTAACGAGGCTGTCCGCAAAGACACCACGCGGCGCACCGGGGACTGGCATGCGCGTAACCACAGCACCGCCCAGACCAGACAGCGGACGCTCTCGGTCGCTCAACCGGACGAAGCCAAGATCAAGAGCTTGGCTGAATCCATGTCGATCAACGTATCGAGTCAAGTTGCCGTAGGCGGGTACAACCTCGACTTCCGTATCGGATCCGTCGCCATGGAAGTCCATTCGGCTGCCCATCACCCACTCCGGCTCCCCCGCCTGGCGCAACGCACCGTGAATCTCCTCAGCGCGGGGTGGAGCGTCGCGTACATGTGGGGTTGGGGGCTCCAGGGTGCCGAGGACGTGCTGACCTGGGCGCAAGAGACCAGCCGGAACGTACCCGGTGGTGGTCAGTACCGGGTGGTTAGGGGTGATGGTGAGGTCGTGGCCTTCAGCCGTGATGAGCTGGATCATCGCGCCCTCATAGCGTCGGCTGGTCGAGCCGTGTACCGCCTGCCCCGGCCATCCGAGCTGGGTTGATCCAAGCACGCACTGGATGATCTCCTCCGGTGGCCCGCTCGGGTCACCCGGGAACATCAGCTCCGAGCTGCCCACCCTGAACGGCTCGCCCACCGGCACCCGCTGGCCCTCGGCCTCACGGTGATGCGGCCGGGTCCGGCTGTCATCGGTCGCCAGCCAGAACTTCTCCAGCTCCGGCTCATCGGGATCCTGCTCTTCCTCGAACGCTTTGAAGGCGTCGTTGCGCCCGGCGTTGAGCGCGCCGATCGTCTCCGTCCGGGCGATGACGGTAGCCCGGTTGGGCCAGCGCTCCTGATCCTCGATTGACAGAATGTTGTCAACCCTGGCCGCGAGCTTGGGGATACCCTCGCCCAGATTGACGCCCTGGCTGATCTGAGCGGCCACCAGATCGAACACCTCGTCCGGCACTCCCACGAGACGGTTGGTCACCTCGGCCAGGTAGCGGGTCACGGCAGCCCGGCTTCGATAGCCGTGGTCGTCACCGAACAGCGTGCGATACGCCAGGCTCACGGCGTCCTCGATGGCGCCGTGCACGATCAGATCCACGGCCGCGCGCCAAGCCGGAGCCAGCGCGTGTACGGCATCGGCGTCCGGCCGCTGGCCGGTCCGGAACACCGCACGAGCGCATCGCACGATCCAGTCGGACAGCGCAGCCCACACAGCGGCCCGGATGTCGCGCTCGGCCTGGGCGGCCTGAGCGCGCGCTGTCATCCTCTGCGGTAGCCACGGGTCCACGCCCTGGCCATCCCACACGGGGCCACTCATGTCCGGCCCCGGCGCAGTCGCTCTTCACTGCCGAACGGCGACCGCAGATCATCGCGCCACTCGGCGCTCATGAACGGGTTGCCCTCGGTCGTGTTGACCACCTGGCCGAGCACCTGGCCCCGGCCGATCTCCCAGCCGTACGCCCTGGCGTTGCGATCAGCCTCAGACGGGTCGGGCCGGTTCAGCGCCTCCACCACGGCCTCGCCCAGCTCGGGTGTGTCCATGGTGCCCACCTGGACATCGTTGTCGTAGTCCGGCTCGGGGCCGGTCTGGAGGTAGATGGTCCGGTGGTTGCGGCGGCCGGTGCGATAGCGGGTCATGCGCTCACCAGCCCGGCACCCTTGTTCGCGATGCTCAGCGCCGCGAACAGCAGATCATCGTGATGCACCATGCCCCGGGTCAGCAGCTCCATCACGTAGCCGCGCAGCAGCCGCTCCAGGTCGTCGGCGTCCACATTCAGATCGGCCGCCACCGCGCCGCAATGGTTGAACGCGCCCTCCAGCACCTTCTCGGCCTTCTCAGGCGTGATCGGGCCGACCCGGCCGTGCAGCTCGTGGCGCGGCACACCGAGCCACCGGCCCCGGCGCTCGGCCGGTGTGGCCAGCCGTCCACCGGCCAGCTCCAGCGCCCGGAACACCATCAGCTTGGCGCTGGCATTGAACACGTTGGCCGGGCTCGGGGGAGCGATGACCCGGGTCGCGGTCAGCTCCAGGATCCGCGAGTCGAGCGCAGCCGTGATGGCGCGCGCCTCGTCAGCCGGTTCGTCCGGCGCGGTTCCGTTGTTGGGGGGACCGTCGGCCGGGTCCTTCTCGTCGCCGTCCGGCTCGTCGCCCGTACCCGGCGTGATCTGCGGTGGCCCGTCCACGGTGATCTGCGGCAGGCCGAGTGCGGCCTGGATGGCCGGGTCCAGCAGGAGGCCGGGCTGGGTCTGAATCACCTTGAGCAGGATCTGGATGGTGCGCTCAGGGACCGTCGGCATCTGAGTCTGATCAAACGCACCCGCCTTGACGGTCTCCTCGTCGGAGAGCAGGAACAGCTCCCGCAACTTCAACGCGTCATCCAGGCGGTTCGGCTTGGCGGCCAGCGCGCTGGTGTCGAACTTGAAGGCGTACCGCTCGGGGTCCGTGACGCCCATCGAGGTGAGCGCGGGCTGCAGGAAGCCGCGCGTGAGCGCCTCAGCGACCAGCCCCAGGTAGCCCTTGATCCAGCGGATGCCCTCCTCGCTGATCAGCCAGGCGGTCCAATGGTTGGCGTCACCGATGCCGGTCAGCACCTCGGCCGGGATCTCGGCCTGTGAGGCCAGCCGGGTGATGGCCTTGTCCTTCATCGGCGTGATCTCGGCGGACAGCTCAGACCAGAAGTTGATCGGCTTCAGCTTGTCCAGGTGCTCGATCATCGAGTCCGGCAGTGTGGCCATGATCGGCACCATGGCGCTGGCCCGGCTCTGGTCCTGCATGCTCGCGGCAGCCGCGCGCTGGATGTAGGCCATGAACCCAAGCAGGCCGGGCGGGTCGTCTTCTGCCCGGGGGAAGTCGATGCCCTCGGGCAGGAACATGATCCCGGCGCCGGTGAGCCGCGAGTCCAGCTCGGCGAACTCGCGCTTGGTCAGCAGCTCGATCTCCCGCAACGGCACGATCGCGGAACGCGTGAAGCTGTCCGGCTGGTCGGTGTCGTTGGGGTGCGGGCGCCAGCACCGGATCAGGATATCCACGCCATCGGTCAGCGTGAGCTTGGAGCCGCCGCGCTGCTGGGGGCGCTTGACGGTGATCGCGTCACCGACCCGGGACAGCGCACCGGCGGTCACCACGAACCATGACGCCACGGCCGTCTCGGGGGAGGTGGCGGCACCTTCACCGACGATCCAGCACTCGCCGCCTACAGCGAGGTCGATTCCCGCCAGCCGTAGGTTGTCGTCGCGTGCCGCGCCGGTGCCGAGCGGCACGGCCGCGAGCCGCTTGATCCGCTCTTCCTCGACCTCGCCGGTCTCCTCGCCGGTGTCGTCCACCTCGGTCACGTAGAGCCGCGCCTGGGCGATGCTGTCACCGATGCGGCCACTGAGCTTGTGCAGCTCGCCCACGATGTCGTAGAGACGCCAGGCCTCTGCCTGCCAATCACGGTTGCCGAACTTCCAGGTGCGCCAGGAGCTGGAGCCGGACAGCTCGACGATGGCGGTAGCCGCCGAGAGCGCGGCCGGGATACGGCGCAAGCCGAACGGGTCCGGCTCGATGACGGCGGTGCGTGGACGGCGCAGGGCCACGGGCTACCTCCCCAGGTTGGAGATCATGCCAGTGACCTGGCTGAAGGCCAGGGCTATGGCCGGTATCAGCATGAAGGGTGAGGTCCCGTAGAACCAGACCAGGGGTGCTGCCGCCATGCTGACCCACATCCCGGCGCACCACGGGCAGTCGAGCACGGCGGCGATGAACGAGCCGAGCGTCCTGGGCCGGTCGTCGAGCCAGCCCAGGAGCGCGTCTCGCGCGCCCTCGGTGATGGAGTCGCTGATGATCAGCCCGGTCATGCGCGCCACGGCCAGCGCGTAGATCACGAGGAGCACGGGCTGGGTCATGGCCCCATCCTACGGGTCAGGGTGACATCCCGATGTTGACACTTCATTGTCACGAGAAGTACCGGCACGGACGCCCTTTCTCGATCATCGAGGGGCGGCCGAGCTTGGTCAGGCGGCGCATGAGCGTGGCCCGATCGTCGATCCGTCGCCAGCCGTGCTCAGCAGCCATCGCCTGGTACGTGGACCAGATCAGCTCCACCGGATGGATGCCCTCGCCCATCGTCTTGATCAGCGTGTGCGCGCGCTCCTCATCATCGTTGATCGGCGCCGCACCCGGCACGATCCAGTAACTGGTCTCGACGTTCTTGCCACCGACCACCTTCCGGCGCCGGTGGCGTAACGCGCCGTACTTGCTCAACGCCCGGCCCAGCGCGTTGCGGTTGGCGATCATCCGGCCAGCCGCATCCATCTGGCGCACATAGCGCGCCCAGAGGTCGGCAACGGAATGCAAGCTGCCCGGCTTCAGATCAGCCAGGAGTGTCGCGATCTCTTCTTGCGTGATGACGGGTACCCCGGGGGTGTCCATACCTAAATCATACCCCAGGAGGGTTGGGGGACCGGCGGGACTCCGGGGACCCATACCACCAGTTCATTTCGCAAAACATTTTCTCTTCCGGCCCCTCGCGTGCGCGTGCACACCTGTACGTGTGTGTGTGCGCACGCTGGGTAAACAGACTCTTTCTACATACGCGTAGGTGGCGGAGCTCCCCCCAGTCTCTCCAAATGTTTGCGAAATGAACTGGTGGTATGGGTCCCCGGAGTCCCGCCGGTCCCCTGGATGTGGGCAAACATATATATTCTGGGGTAACCTATATATATTTCGGACACCCCTAAACGGGGCGTTGAGCCCGTTACATGTGACCGTCAACCCAGGTTGACAAGGTCCGGTCTCTCATGAGGAAGCTAAATGAGGGGGCTAAAGGGGCTCAGGACATGTCCAGTTCACGGCCGTTCGGCCTTGTACCAGTTCAGCGCGGCGCTGACGGCCCGAAGGTGCCGGACCGGGTTGCGGCCACGCTGACGATAGGCCCGGTTGACATCGTCCCTCAGCGGCTGAGGCAGCCGCGCCCAGCAGCGGATACAGGTCAGCCGGGCGTAGATCACCCGCTCACCGCACCCGCCTGGACAGTCATGCATCGGTTGCGGCGGCATGTCGTCTCCTCTCCGATCGGCCCGGCTCACGCTGGCTCTGGTCCGCCGTGCACCAGAACCGGCCGAGCGTGGGTGAGTCGTGCAGGTGCGGGGCGTGGTCCGTGCGGTCGGGGCACAGGCCATCGGGCTCCTCGCCGGTGCCGATCACGTCGGCCAGCGCGGCGAGTCGTGCGACGATCGCCGCGCTGGTCACCCGGGGAACGATCACGGTCCGAC